CACTCTGGTAACAGAGTTTCGATCCAAAGGAACTGTGATGGCCATCGACCGAAATGTCAGGCGACGAAAGTTACCTGGCTCACTTATCGCTCAAAAGCAAACTCGCTGGTTGTTTTCATACAACGGGCAGTTTGTAGATGAGTCGAATATTAAGTACTCGGTAGATGGGAATCAGATTACTGATTCGACTGGTAATCCGTGGCCTCCACCAAAAGGTGCGAAGCTCACGGATCGAGGAGATCGATTCTTTACGAGTCGTTCTTATATAGCGTCTCCGGCAACTATGCCGTATACGGTTTATAGAGTTAGTCAAGGTAGTATCTTCTATGAATATAGAGGACCTATCGTTTCTAACTTCCCCGTGCTTGCTAATCAGTCGCCAGACTTCCCACCCACCATGGCATCTTCCGATGCCGTGATGGATGCGTGGGGAGCTACGGCGATTAGCAGATGTAAGCCTACCAATTCTGTAGCAGATCTGTCTACCTTTCTTGGAGAACTCATCAAAGATGGTATTCCATCTATTGTTGGGCGATCCATTTGGGGTTCTAAAGTCAAGGACGTGCGGAAGCACGGCAAGAACGCAAGTAATGAGTTCTTAAACCTTGAATTTGGATGGCTACCGATTCTCAGCGATATTAAGAAATTTAATAAAGCTGTGACTCATGCGGACTTTGTCATCTCACAATTTGAGCGTGACTCTGGCCGTGTAGTCAGACGGAAATACTACTTCCCACCACAAAAGTCTTACACAAAAACTGTTACCTCTCTGTATCCCTTTCCTTGGGGTGCAGCGAGTCTTAACGGTTTGCGTGTAAAACTTGAGGGAGTTGTCTATAGAGAGCGTGAAGTCACGCAGTCTCGTTGGTTCTCAGGTGCATTCACCTATCATATTCCCGAGTTAAAATCTCGTTCGAACATGAAGGAGTTTGCTCAGAGAGCCGACAAACTTTTCGGTGTCAATTTCGACATCGAAACTCTATGGAACATCGCCCCTTGGAGTTGGGCCACCGACTGGGTTCTCAACACTGGAGATGTCATTTCGAATCTCAATGCTGTGAAACAGTACGGCCTGGTTTTGCGATATGGGTATCTGATGGAACATACCATCGTTAAGGATACGTATACCCTCGAGCTGAATGACAAAAGTCTCACTCAGCCTCGTGTGGCCCCTGTTGTTCTCATTACTGAGACTAAACAGAGAAGGCCAGCAAACCCCTTTGGTTTTGGCGTAACTTGGGACGGCTTGTCGCCGATCCAAAAAGCCATCGCTGCTGCTCTTGGTATTTCCCGGAGTAGTAGGTAGATTCACTACCGTCTAACACCAGGCTGACCAAAAGTCAGCTGCGTAAGGAGCATTGCCTATGTCCTATGCAGATCCTCAATCCGTAACGATCTCTGGTAGCGCGATTTCGTTGCCACGGGTTTCTTCCCGTGTCAACGGATCAGACTATCTGAGCTCGGATGGGCTAGTCCGCCTGACGGCAGACAACGCCTACGGACGGAGAACTCGTCGAGTTCTCCGGATCGACCACTCGAAGATCTCGGCAGATCCGTATCTCCCTGCCCAGAACGTGAAGGTTTCGATGTCAAACTACATCGTCTTCGACGTTCCGGTCGTGGGTTACACGAATGCCGAGGCTTTGGCTGTTTACGCGGGCTTTAAGGCCGCGTTTACTGCCTCTTCGGACTTGCTCATCACCAAGCTTCTTGGTGGTGAGAGTTAGTCAACAGTGGGCGGAGCTTGCTCCGCTTGGGCCCTAGGCTAAGGATACCGACCTCTATTTAAGGAGGCAGTATGAAAAGCCTAATGATGCTCTGGATCGAGATAGCCAATGAATCGGCTATCAGGTGTCACACTAGCGCCACCCTGGACATAAAAACTGTCCAGTGTCGAGTCAAACATGAGGGATTATCGTTTTTGACGATATCCTTACCCAGCTTTGGAAACGACTTCCAAAAAAGTCTAGACCAAGGCTATGTAGACCCCTACCTGTTTCTTGGTTTCAAGAGACGGGCATGTCTCCCTGTATTTCTACAAGGTTTCATGGGTCATGTGTTTGACCGTGATAGTGGTAGGTTGCTTAATGAACCATCCATTGATGCAATTCAGTCCATTCGTCAGATTACTCTGATGTTTGGAAAGATCGCTCTTCCTTGTACTCCGAGGAGAACGCGAAAGGCAATGGATGCTTTCATTAAGTGTGAGCACGATGTCCGTAGAAGTGATACTTCCTTCAATGGCGCTCTTGAGCGCGATTTTAGGAGGATTTCATCGCTTCTGTATGCGAGGGCCTTCACTAAGGTTGACCGTAAGGTCTACTATGGTGAACTTGTCCCATCGCACGGGCCAGGTTCGACGGCTGACTCTCTCCGTGGAAACGGAAAGTTCCGCCAAAAAACCTGGACCCGCCGTCTGGAAGAGATTCTACCTTCGGGTGAATTTCTTCTACCCAACTTTCGGTATTACCGTGAGTTGGAAGCGGTGGACATCGTTGAACCCGGACAGGAGAAACCTGTAAAGGTTACTCCTGTTCCTAAAACGCTCAAAACACCCCGTATCATTGCAATAGAGCCTACCTGCATGCAATATGCACAGCAGGCCTTATTGCCTGAGATACTTGGGGCACTGGCGGGAACTCCTAAATCTAGGAAAACCCACTGGCAGGATGACTTCCTGCACTGTGCCCTCGGATTTGAGGACCAAACGCCTAACCAGCGAATGGCTCAAGAGGGATCTTTAACGGGATCTCTCGCTACACTTGACTTAAGTGAAGCTTCCGATCGTGTTTCGAATCAGCATGTACGTGCACTTCTTGTCAATCATCCCCATTTGCATAGGGCTGTTGACGCTAGTCGTTCACGAAAGGCTGAAGTACGAGGACATGGCGTTATTCGTCTGTCCAAGTTCGCGTCTATGGGTTCAGCGCTCTGCTTTCCTTTCGAGGCTATGACTTTTCTTGTCATATGTCTTTTAGGGATCGAAGATGCGCTCAACACGCCACTTAATCCGAAGCTTATTAAAAAGCTTAGGAGTCAGGTGCGCATCTACGGAGACGATATCATTGTCCCTGTAGAATACGTGGATGCTGTGGTTCAGAGGCTACATACTTTCGGGTATGTAGTAAACTCTGGCAAGTCTTTTTGGACCGGTAGGTTCAGAGAGTCTTGCGGCAAGGAGTACTATGCGGGCGAGGACGTTTCAATCGTCAAAGTCCGTAGAACCCTTCCTGCCACCAAGCAGCACGTTCCGGATGTCATTTCACTCGTCTCTCTTCGTAATCAGCTTTATTTTGCTGGTTACTGGAGGACTTGTAAGTGGCTTGATGAAGAGGTTAGGAGAGTACTTAAGTACTTTCCTGTTGTAGCCTCAACATCTCCGGTGCTAGGTCGTCATAGTTTTCTCTACAATCCTAATAGGAATATAGAGCGAATGGACGAAAACCTCCATCGCCCTCTAGTCAAGGGTTATGTGGTTTCATCTGTTTCACCCAGTGATAAGCTGGATGATATCGGTGCCTTGCTCAAGTTCTTCTTGAAGCGCGGCGGTTTGCCATCCGTCGATGAGAAGCACTTGGAACGTGCAGGACGTCCTTATGCCGTCGACATCAAGCTAAGGAAGGGGGCCCCCTCCTTTTGAGGGGGCCTGGACCTAACGGTCCTCTGGGAG